CATGGGGAAGAAATGCAAGATTTGCGGGTGGACTTGAAGTTGGAGAACACATTCAGATCCAGGGAAGATTCCAGAGCCGTGAGTACGCTAAGAAGATAAGTGACAATGAGATTGAGACAAGGGTTGCTTATGAAGTATCAGTAAGCAAGATTGATTACGCAGAGGAGGGCGAAGCTAATGCATAGTGATATTACAGTTAGAGATTTAGCAAGTATGGCTATTGATGAAGATGTAACATGCCAGATATGGACACCACAATACGGAACAGTATTTAACGGTTCGTTTGAGGAAGCTAAGTATTCAGCCTATGCGGATAGGGAAATTGATAACTTCCAAGTTGAAGATGGCGTATTTGTTATGAATATATAATAAGGAAAGGATATGTTTATGGAAAGAGCAGTTTTAAAAAAAGTAGTTCTTGAAAACTTTATGTGCTACGCACACGCAGAATTTGATTTTTATGCCATTACAAAGATTATGGCTAAGAATGGCAAGGGCAAGTCGACTATTGCCACAGCTTACTTGTGGTGCTTGTTTAACTGTGATTATGAGTTAAAGGATAATCCAGTTGTCAGACGAGAAGTTGACGGAAAATCCGTTGATGATATGGACACAAGCGTTGAACTTACACTTGATGTTGACGGAAAAGAAATAACTATGAAGAAAGTGCAGAAGCGTACTTATGGGGAAACTGTAAAGGACGGCGTTGTTGTGACAACTGTAAGCGATACTAACTCATATTACATCAATAGCGTGCCAAAGACATTAAAGGCATTCAATGAATATCTTGATGTTAATATGAATATTTTAAAAATGTGTAGCAATATCAATGTATTTCTTACGCAGAAGCCAAAGGAAATGAGAGAATATCTTTTCAGTTTAGCAAAGAAAACAACCGACCTTGATATGGCAAAGTCTAAAAGCGAACTTGCTGAATTAGTACCACTTCTTGAAAAATACACATGCGAAGAAATACGTGCTATGAACAATGAAATCAAAAAAGATGTTGATGATAATGCCGAAAAGTTAAAAGGGCAGATTGAAGAGAAAGAGCGTGATGTGCAGCTTAAACAGGCTATTGAAGTATCTGACCTTGAATTACAGAAGAACAGCCTTAAAGCGCAGATTGCTGATTGCGTGGCAAAGCAGACCGACAATGACAAGCTGATAGCTGAATATGACAAGGCTAGTTCGGATATTCTCAATCTTAAATTCGAGCTTAGCGATATGTCACGCAAGGCTAATGAGGATAATGTTAAGGCTAGAAGAAAACTTGAATCACAGATTAGCAACCTTAATTATGTGATTATAGATAGTAAGCAGTCAGTAAGTAGTGCAGGAATTATTGTTAGTCTTGATAAAGATAAAATAGCTGAATATCAGAAAACACTTGATGATAGTAGAACTGGATGGAAAGCTGAAAAAGAGCGTGTATTTGACGAGAATAATCTTATTTGCCCTTATTGCAAACAGGAATACCCAGAGGATAAGAAAGAGGAATTAAGGGCAGATTTTAAGACGCACAAAGAAACCGAACTTAACAGAATTACTGATAAAGGCAACACAGCTAAGAAAATGCTTGATGAAGTCAAAGGATTGTTAACTGGAGCTGAACAGGAATTGGCTGACAGAAAGCAGAAGTTAGAGAAGCATTTAGTTGATTTAGCAGACCTTGAAAAGCAGTTATCAGAACTTCCGCAGGAAATTGATGTATCAGCCACCGAAGAATACAAAGCACTTGAACAGAAGATAGCTGAAAAGGAACAGGCTATGCACAAGGCTAATGATATTTCGGCAGTTAAGGCAGAATTAAAGGTACAGGAAACAGCTTTAAGGCAGCAGTTAGCAGAATGTGAAAGCCAGATTGCAAAGTCTGATACGGCAGCAGATGAACAGCGACTTGAAGAATTAAGGCAGATAAGGACTGATTCTGAACAGAATAAGGCTAATGCTGAGAAAATTCTTGATTTGCTTGATGAACTTGATAAGGCAAAGAATGAAGCCTTGACAGAAGCAGTAAACAGCCATTTTGGGTTAGTTAAGTGGCAGTTGTTTGAATATGCTAAGAATGGTAATTACAAGAGCTGTTGCATACCGACAGTTGACGGAAAGAGCATTTTAACAACTATGAGCAACAAGGGTAACAGGATTTTAGGCAGAGTTGATATTTGCAACTCAATTCAGAAGATTAGCGGTATATCGGTACCTATTATTTTAGATGATTCTGAAAGCCTTAGTACGGACAATCAGAAGAAAGTTGCTGAAATGGTAGATAGCCAGTTGATTATGCTGATTGTTAATGATAGCGAGAAATTAGAGATTATGGAGGGGTAATATGCAATGTGAAGACGCATATGTACTTACAGTAAGCGACGAAGAAGCAGAAGTTATCAAGCAGTTTGTATCGACAATGGAGAGGATTTCTATTGGTATAGATAATGATGATGTCTGGGATATCATGGAAACTATCACAAACAAACGGACTTCTGGTAATGTAGCAGGCATAATGATTATGTATGAAGAAAGTGAGGAATAATTATGGCAGAGAATACAGCAGTTGCGGAAAAGAGAGCATTTACCACTTCATTAAGTGAGTGGAGCAATACAATGACAGGGCTTATCATCAATGATTATAAGGCTGTTGGAATGGATATGGACGATTACGCAAAAGAGTGCGCTATGGAAGCTATGACAAGCATATTCAATCTCGTTAAGAGTGACCCTAAGATTAACATGGGAAACCTTGATACAAGTAATTTAAGAGGTATTGTTAAGCGTTGTGCAAGTCTTAAACTCAATGCTAGTGCATATCCAAGAGAGTGCTATTTTCAGTTAAGAAATGTTAATGTCGGGAAAGATGAAAACGGAAAAGATATATGGCAGCAACGAGTCGAAATGGGCATCGAGGGAAGCGGTTATGATTCTTTGCTCGCCAACTATGGAAAAGATGTTAAACAGGTATATCCATATTGGGTAATCAAAGAGGGTGACAAGTACATACCGCCTAAGCATAAAGGACTTACAGTTACAGAGCCGGAGTGGGAAGAAAACGGATTATCTGATAAGGCGGTAAGAGTTGTATATCCTGTTAAGCTGTTAGACGGAACAGTAACATATCTTTCTGCTGATAGAGATAGCGTTAAGGTAAACCTCTTATCTCACGTAAAGCAGAATATGTTGAATGCTACATTTGGAATTATTACAGGTACTAAAAAACAGTATGGGAAAGAAGTTGCAAGAACTAGATATGATGCAACACCGGAAGAAAAGGCAAAAATTAAAGAGAGAAAGGAAGAAGTTCTCAATGCCTTAAGAGCGTGCAAGACAGTAGATGAAATGCTCGAATGTGAGCTTGCAAGACCTTTTATAAGCGGTGCTTGGCTTGATACTCCAGAGAGCATGATACAGAGAAAAATGTGTAACAATGCAACAAAGAAATATCCTAAGAACTATGACCCAATGGCACGACAGGCACAGGTTGAAATGGACGAGGTATATCAAGTTGCACAGGCTGAAATTGCCGAAAATGCTAATACTGTTGAGTTTATAGAAGATAAGGCAGACGCAGTCGACACCACGGCAACAGAAGTAACCGAAAAACAGGCAGAAGATAGCACATTACCGCCATTTATGCAGGCAGAATAGGAGATTGATTATGAGAGTAATTTCACAGAATGGAAAAAGTGATATTCCATATGAGCATTTTGCTTTTTCGATAGTAGGTAATGGTAGTGGTTATAGCATTATTGCAACTAGAAATATTGCAGAACCACCAGAGGTAGCTATAAATAGTGTTATTGCAACTTACTTAACCAAAGAAAAGGCACTTAAGGCTATGGAAATGCTTAGAAAAGTGTATGAAAATAATGTGTTTTATCATTGCACAGCCGGTTCAAAGCGTTTTGAAGAAGTACAGCGTATTTTGAGCGAGGAACAATTTCGGAAAGCTACAATAGAGTACTTTCTGTTCCCACAGGATGATGAAATCGAGGTGTGAGTATGAGATTAAAATGCTTAGGCTCATCATCAGCCGGGAATTGCTACACCTTAACTTCCGAAAGTGGAGAAACACTTATCCTTGATTGTGGAATACCGATTAAGGAGATTAAAAAAGGCTTGAATTGGAACATTAAAGATGTTGTGGGCGTGTTATGCACCCACAAACATCTTGACCACAGCAAGTCAGCAAAAGATTTTAGGCAAATGGGAATACCGATTTATGCCCCATATTTATGCGATAGTTGTAAATCAATGAATATGGGTGGATTTACAGTAAAACCTTTTGATTTAACAACAATAGACGGAAATTGGACACACACAAACGCAGACGGAACACCTTGCCCGATATACGGCTTTCTGATTACTCACAAGGAAATGGGAAGAATGCTTTACATAACCGATTGTGAATTAATCAAGTGGAAGTTTAAAGACATAAACCACATTCTCTTAGGTGTGAATTATGACAAGGATTTAATCGACAGAGACACAGGCAAAGCTAATCACGTTTTCAGAGGTCACTTATCCATTGACACAGCTTGCAATTTTGTTAAGGCAAATTATTCAGATAGCTTGCAGAATGTCATAATGTGCCATTTATCAGCAGAAAATGCTGATAGAGATATTTTTATCGAGAAAATGAAAAAAGTTGCTTGTGGGGCAAATATAGATGTTGCGGTAGCAGGGAAAAGTTGGGATTTGAAAAATCCTAGCGAATGTCCGTTTTAGAAAGGAGAATTGATATGCCAAACTGGTGCGAGGGAATGTTAAAAATCAGAGGAAAGCAGGAAGATGTATTTAATCTTCTAGCTGACAATCTTCAAGTTTGGAAAACAGTTATCATTAGAGAACCAAAATTTGATATGCGAGAAGAACTTGACAAAGAAGCCATTGAGATAGACCGAGAAGATGGAACTATATATGTCGAAAAGACTGCATATATAAAAGGCACTCGCAGAAACTTTGTTGAGCCAAACGACATAAATGTCTGGAAAAGAAAAGATGGAAATGCCTGTATTGCTGTGGAATTTAAAGCAGCTTGGGATGTAGAAAGTGAACCATACATTGAATTATCCAAAGCATACAATGTGGATATAAAAATAGAAGCATTTGAAAGAGGTATGGAATTTAGCAGGTATATCCTTATCGAAAACGGCAACTTAAAAGAGGATAAAGAAACTAAATATGATGATTATGTATGGGAATGCGTAATGCCTAATCTTGGTGGCTGATTAAAGGCAGAAAGGAGCAGAAATGGAGAGATTAACAAAGACAATGAGGTGTCAAGATGGAGCAAGACTTTATGATATATCAAACGAGCTATTTGGATTAAACATCAGCAGAGCAGATAAAACAAGAATGATTTTAGAAAAACTTGCAGATTATGAGGACTTAGAAGAACAAGGCAGACTTGTTAAATTACCTTGCAAAGTGGGAGATACTGTTTATCATGTTGTGCAAGGAAGAATCGTTGAGGTTTCCAATGTTGATTTGTTTTTCTTATTGTTATCGGTTGCTGAGAACAGGTTTAATGATTCGGTATTCCTCACAAAAACCGAAGCCGAAGCAAAACTGAAAGAATTGAGAGGTAAAAATGAATAAACGAAAAGCAATACCTAAAAAAGTGAGACAATCTGTATATCTCATGTATAACGGACATTGTGCTTATTGTGGCACAGAAATAGCTTACAAAGATATGCAAGTAGACCATGCAACACCGCTTAGGATAGGTGGAGCAGACGACATTTCAAATTACATGCCAGCTTGTAGGAGCTGCAACCACTATAAAGCCACTTTAGATGTCGAGGGATTTCGAAGGCATCTTTCAGAAATACATAAAAGGCTTATGCGTGACAGCATACCTTATCAAGTGGCGGAGCGGTTTGGAATCGTTAAGTATGTGTCTGACGATGTAAAATTCTATTTCGAAGAATTGAGAGGTGGAGAAAATGAAAGTAGTAATTGACATACCTAACGATTTCACAGGAGATTATATCGTTGACAAATTCAAAGATTTCTTTTCAAGGGTTATTGCAGATATTGATTGCAATGGTATGTGCGGTAGATACGAGAAAGAAATCGCTGAAATGTTTTTAAAGGCATTTGATGATAGCGAAGAAAAAATTTTTTGCAACTGCCAGCACAACAGCAATTCAAGAGATAATGAGCCTTGTTGCAGATGTGATAGCAGACACACCAATGCCGACAGGATAAGGAATATGTCGGATGAAGAATTAGCGAGTGTACTATTTAGTGGTTGCATTGATTCTATGGATTTGGAAGAGTGCCCTTATGCTAGTGAAAGTGAACTCGATAACAATAAAATTAGAAAAATATGTAAAAAATGCACACTTGAATGGCTTCAATCAGAAGCAGAATAGGAGAGAATATGGTCGAAAATAGTGAAAGCACTGATTATGAATGGTGGGATGAAGAAAAAGAAGTTATTGGCAACATCTTTGACAATCCAGAGTTATTAAGGAGGAACGACGAATGAGTATGAAACCAATATTGTTTAATACAGAGATGGTTCGGGCAATTCTGGACGGGAGAAAGAGCTGCACGAGAAGAATTGTAAAAGGCTTTATTCCTAACAATGCAGTATGGGGATATACCGCTTTTACACCTAAAGGGTACATATCGTGTAGAGGTACATTTGCAGATGGGTATGGAGAGAAATTTTTTAAGTTGCCTTGCAAGCTGGGCGATATCCTGTATGTCCGGGAAACATGGAAAAAGGCGCCGAATGGATACTATTACTACGAAGATTGGCAAAGAAATGACATTGCCGATGTTACAAAGTGGAAACCATCCATTCACATGCCGAAAGAAGCCGCACGTATCTGGCTTAAGGTTACGGATGTGAG